CCAAGGAGAAGGCCAAGATCGCCGAGCGCGAGCGCAAGGCGGCCGAGAAGCAGGAGAAGAAGGAGGCCGAGGCCGCCGCTCTCAAGGCTGCCGCCAAGGGTGCGGCCGGCGCCAAGGTCTCGGCGGCCGAGGCCAAGGCCCGTGCTCAGGCTCACCTCGGCACCAAGGCGGACAAGCCCGCTTCCGGGGGCAAGACCGCCGGGGCCGCTGGGAAGCCCGCACAGAGCAAAAAGCCTGCTTCGGCTACCTCGGCACCCGCCAAGGCCGAATCGGCGCCCAGCGGGGCGGAAAACCCGGCTCCTGCGCCTGCTGCGCCCCTGCCCGACGAAAGCATGGGCGGTCTCTAATGATCTTCGGGGTCACAGGGCACCGTGACCTCGACCAGCAGCCGGGCGAACTCAGGTGGTTCGCCCGGCTACTTGTTACTGCCATGGTGCAACGGGGCTGCACGGAAATCATTACCGGGATGGCCCGAGGCTTCGACCTCGCCATAGCTCAAGCCTGTGCCGATAGTGGCGTCCCCTTCATCGCTGCCATCCCGTTCATCCAACAGCCCCTCAACTGGGAGCAGGCTGACCGGACGGACTGGGAACGCCTGACCCGCGAGGCCAAGGAAGTCTATCTCGCCGGTCCTTATCCCCAGAACACTTTCTACTTCGCCCGGAACAAATGGATCGTGGACCATAGCGAGCAATTGTGGAGCTTGTATGACGGTCGAGGTCATGGCGGCACCCAGCATTGCACGTTGTATGCCGAGCAGCAGAAGCGTATTGTGAAACCGCTCTGGGACGAATGGATTCGCTTCCGGGCAGAAAGGAACTGACCATGTCTCGCTTCTTGCATCGCAGCGCAGCCCCCGTGGCCGTGGATCACAATCCGGTCGCCAAGCCCGAGGACTGCATGGCTATGGCTCGCCGCGCACAGGCCGACATGCTCTCCCGAGCCAAGCTCCCGCCTGATCGTGTCTTGAAGCCGCCCATCGGCTGATCTATAACCCGAGTCGCTTCTCCCACGGAGCAAGCGTCAAGCGTAGGTTCTCGACCGCCTGCGCCTTGCCAAGGGCAGACCCCAGTTACGGCTTCGACTCCTTGGCTGGGGTCTGCTTCTAGAATAAAGGTTGATCCGAACATGCGTTGTCTTGAGATTGGTCCGCACAAGGTCCGGATAGAGGGCTTTGAGACGCTGGACATCCTGAAATCCTCGCTCGTCGATCACGTCGGCGATGCCACTCGCCCGCCGTTCCGGGATAACAGCTTCGACATCGTCTATTCGAGTCATGTCATCGAACATATCGAATGGGACCAAGTCGAGGAGACCATCGGCCAGTGGGCGCGGATCGTCAAGCCGGGCGGCCGGCTGGAGGTCCACACCCTCAACGCCAGTGCGCTCATGAAGGTGCTGATCCATCTCGACGATACCGGCGAATGGCTTGGTCCCGATCCGACGTGGCGCGATAAGCAGACGCACGGCGATCCCTATCTCTGGGCGGTCGGTCGGATCATGAACTATCCGAAGGGCGGAAATGAGTTCCAGAAGCATCGTTCGCTCATCACGCCCAACTACCTGCAACGCTGTTTTGAGCGCGCCGGGCTGACCGATCTCCAGCCGCTCGGGCGCAATGACATGCGTGCCAGCCGACACAACGCCTTCATCACCTTCGGGCTTGCCGGGGTGAAACCATGCTGACAGTCAAGTCGGTCGCGGACCTGAACCATTGCATCGCGACCAACATCCACAAGCTCAACCGCAAGGACTATGACGTGGTGGTGGGCATCCCTCGATCCGGGATGCTGCCGGCCTCGATCATCGCCACCCTACTCCAGCTTCCACTCGCCGACGTGGAGAGCTACCGGCAAGGCCGGGTCTGGGGGCGCTCGGGCCATATCGAAGGCGCGGGCGACCGGGTCCTGCTTGTCGATGACACGAGCAACAAGGGCGGCGCCATGGCGGCTGCCGTTGCCCGGATCAAGCGTGCCAGCAAGATCACCCGCTTCGCCGTCTACGGGCCATACCGGGACGACTATTCAATCATCGACCTGTTCTTCGAGATCGTGCCCGGCCCTCGGGCGTTCGAGTGGAACTTTGCCAAGCACGCCCGGCTGCCGCGTTGGGGCTTCGACATCGACGGAGTCCTGTGCCGCGATCCCACGCGCGAGGAGAACGACCGAGGCGAGAATTATGACGTGTTCATCCGCGACGTGCCGCAGCTATTCCGGCCGCTCCGTCCCCTCGGCATCATCGTCACATGCCGGCAGGAGCGATACCGCCCGCAGACCGAACGCTGGCTGGCCTCACACGGGATCAGCTACAAGCACCTCGTCATGTCGCCCAAGACACGACCGCAGGGCAGCAAGGGACTTTGGAAGGCCGCGATGATCCGAGAGCTTGCGTTCAGCAAGGATACGAGGATCGAGTTCTTCATGGAGTCCGAACTGAAACAGGCTCGCCAGATCGCCGATACATGCAAAATCCCGGTCTGGTGCAGCAAGACGTGCGAGGTGATCCATGCCTGACATCATCACCATCATCATGCCCTACTACAACAATCCGTCTATGCTGGCCCGCCACTATATCGAGTGGGCCGCGTGGCCGGAGGACCTGCGAAACCATTTCCGATTCATCATCGTGGATGACTGCTCGCAGATGCCCAACAGGGCGGTCGGTGTGCCCCGGCCACGGGAGATCGCCGGGCTCATCTCGATCTACTGGATCACCAAAGACAAGCCATGGAACCAGCATGGCGCCCGAAACGTCGGCGCGCACGAAGCGCTGGATGGCTGGCTCCTGCTGACCGACATGGATCACATGCTGGTGCAGATCGAGGCGATGAAGCTCGTCGCTCTGCGCAAGGTCGAGCGCTTCGTCTACACCTTCGCCCGGATCGAGGCGAACACGGGGCTGGAGACCCGGAACAGCCGAGGCGATCTCAAGCCGCACCCCAACAGCTTCTTCATGACCCGAGAGCGCTACTGGCAGATCGGCGGCTATGACGAGGACTATTGCGGCATCTACGGAACCGATTCCTTGTTCCGGTCCCGCTGCGCCCCGATGGGCAAGCTGCCGGTCTATCTCGTGCGCTATTGGCGCGAACTGGTTGCGGACGCCTCGACGAACGGGCTGCCGCGCAAGGAAGGTCGAGACCCCAGAGCCCGAGAGAAGGTTCTGGCACACAAGCGCGCGGTCGGCCGGGAGGGCAAGATCGCGACATTCCTCTTGCCGTGGGAGCGAGTTGTATGACTATCCTAGTTACCGGGAGTGCCGGCTTCATCGGCCACGCGGTCTGTCTGGCCCTGCTGGAGCGGGGTGAGAAGGTGATCGGTGTCGATCTGGACGAGCGTCGCCCCGAAGCAGTCGAGCGGCACGCCCTCGTCTACAGCCATCCGAATTTCCTGTTCTACCGCGAGGATGTCTCGGTCCCCGAGATCGTCGATAACCTCGTGGCCGTGCATGAGGTCGATGGGATCGTTCATTGCGCCGGCAAGGCGGGTGTGCGTTGCCCCGAGGGCGAGGCCATGGACTACGGGACCAACAATCTCCTGACCATGATCGCCGTGCTGGAGGCGTGCCGCAAGCACGACATCCGTCTGACCTATGCGTCCTCGTCCTCGGTCTATGATTCCGACGAGCAACGTCCGCATCGGGAAACCGATCCCCGGCGCCCCGGATCGCTTTATGCCGTCACCAAGGCGAGCGCCGAGATGATGGCGCAAATCTACGCGGACGTGCATGGCGTTCGGTCTGTCGGGCTGCGTTTCTTCTCGGTCTATGGGCCTCGCGGGCGGCCTGACATGGCGCCGCTGATATTCGCGCACAAGCTCATGCACAAGGAGACGATCTCGATCTTCGGCTGGTGCCGCCGTGACTTCACCTACATTGACGACATCGTTGACGGGGTGATGGCGGTCCTCGATTCCGATCTGCGCGGCCACGAGCTTTTCAACCTCGGCGCCGGCCGGCCGACCGACATCGCCGAGTTCGGGCAGATGCTCTCGATGTCGTTGCTCGGCAGTCCGACCGATATGACTCGCACCGCTGCGCGCTCGGAAGAGATGCGCTGGACGTGGGCAAACAACGACAAGGCGAAAAGGATGCTGGGTTGGGAGCCGAAGGTCGGACTCGACGTGGGCATCCAGCGCCTTGCTGACTGGTATAGGGGCTCGATATGCTCACGGTGATGACATGGCTATGGAGCCAGCCGGGCGGCCGGACGAACTACAGCGCGAGCCATGTGAACATCTGGGCCGCCATGGTGCGCCGGAACCTCAAGATGCCACACCGGCTGCTCTGCGTCACGGACATGCCGCACGGGATCACCTCGGACGTGGAGATCGTCAAGCCGCCTCGCGAGTTCGAGAACATCACCCTGCCGACGTGGCGAGCCGGTCGGCCGCAATGCCTTCGGCGGATCGTCATGTTCGCGCCGCACGCGGCCGACCTGTTCGGAAACCGTTTCGTCAACATGGACCTTGACTGCGTTATCGGCGGCTCGCTCGATCCGTTGTTCGACCGTCCCGAGGACATCGTGCTCTTCCGTGGCACGCACAAGCGCCAGCCCTACAACGGCTCCATGCTCATGATGACAGCAGGCGCCCGGCCGAAGGTCTATGCCGATCTCACACCCGAGCGCGCGATCAAGGCAGGACAGGAGTTCGTGGGCAGCGATCAGGCGTGGATGAGCTACGTCATGGGCTTCGGGGAAAAGACGTGGGATGAGGCGGACGGTGTCTACCGCTGGGGTCCGGTCTACCTGAATGGCAATCTGCCGACCCGATGCCGGCTGCTCTTCTTCCCCGGCAAGACGAAGCCATGGAGTCCGCAGCGCGACGCTTTCACCAAGCTCAACTATCGGATGGTGATGCAGCCGGCCGCAGGCAAACCCGCCCGTGGCCGGCCAGTCATCACGATCAAGTAGCCGGGCAGTCGAGGTCCTTCATGCCTTGGCGCTTGAAGAATCGGCAAAGCCGGCCGCCTGCGCTATAGAGCCGGTCGCCCCAGCTTTCGACGCTGGCATTGTAGTGCGCGCTGGCAACCGGATCGTCGGCGATGGCGTCACTGGGAACCGGCTTTGGTTCCACCGCTGCTTGCAGGTCCGCACGAGGCGGGAGCCCGGCCACGTTTGCGCAGCCGCTCACAGTTAAGAGCATGATCGGCAGCACTGATAGTGCCGCTCGGCGGAGCAGAATTGATCGCATTGTGCAGGTCCTCTTCGTTCTTCGAGTTGGTCCGTTCATCCGTCAGTCGTTCGTCCCCTGCCTTCTCGCGGTTCTCGCTCGCAGCGGCTTCGACCTTGGCCTTGTAGGCGTTGACGACGCTCCGGTCATAGGCACACTTGCCTAGCCCGAGAAGCGCGATCAGCAAGGGGATGCCAACGATGAAGAAGCCTATCGTCTTGGCGGTCTGGTAGGACGGGGTTTTGCCGAACAGGCGCGGGATGAAAGCGCCTATCGTGGCGATCATAGGGAGCATGAGAAGTCTCCTTTCGGGAGCCCTCTATAGCCTAGACCGATCCAGAGGTCTAGACCCATAAGCAGAACGGCCCGATCCGAGGACCGAGCCGTTAAGGTGGGAAACTTTTGGGAGAGGATGCCTGAAAGGCCAATCCGGGGGTGGTCAAAGGTTCTACGACGTATCCTTGACCGTTCGATGGAGACCCTTGGCATCGTGCCCGCCTTTCTCCATCATCGCTACTCGAAGCATCCCATCGCAGGGAGCCTTATGCCGTTGCGATCTGCGTTGCATAGCCGAGTCGGCCGCTGCGGTCAAGCCCCTAGAAGAACAGGGCGCCGACGACAAAGCCGATGCCGGCGGCGATCAGCATCTCCGTCTTGTGCTCGGCGAACACCGTCTTGAGTCGTTCGATCATCTCAGGTCTCCTTCACGCTGCAATCTTGTAGCCGCCAGCCAGCAGGGCGGATTGGAAGTCCACCGCATAGTCGGCGATCTGGGCGGCCTTGTCGGTCCCGTTGATCGTGTCGCGCGTCGGATCGAACTGGGCCTTGCTGCCCGGTCCTTTTGCCGGCAAATCGTCCGAGACCTTCCGGCCGGTGAACCAGCCTTCCTGCATCCCGGAGATCATCGTCGCGGCTGCGATCTCGGGCTCCATCATCCTGTCCGGATTCGCCACGAGGTCAACGTCGATCCCCATCGCCCGGAGCTTGGCGGTCGCCTTCGCATAGTTGTTCTTGCCGGTCGTCTGGGGATAGCCCCGACCGGCATACTTGACACCGTCGCCGGGCGACAGGTTGCCAAGCTCCTTGGCCTTCGCCGGCCGGTTGCCGGTGATGTCATACATCCGCTTGAGGTAGGCATCCCCGCCTAGTTCGTGGATCGGGAGCATGGTGTGCGCCGTCTCGTGATAGGCGGTCGCCAGCGCATAGGCTGTCCAACTCACCGGCCACCCGGCTTTGGCGCAGGCCCGGATGATCGTGTCACAACCCTTGAACTCGTCGGCGCTGATCTTCGGGCCGAGCATGTCGTTGTTGCGCAGCCAGTCGTAGAACTTGCCGTAATCCGCGAACGCCCAGCTTGCATCGGTCGCCTCTGCCGGCGCCACCACGGGCGGCAGTGGAGCGGCGGGCTCGGCCTCCGGGATCGCCTCGGCCTGTAGCCGTTGCCAGAGATCGAGCGGGATGCGGATATAGCCGGTCATGGGCGACCTCGCGGTGCGAAGTCCCCGCCATCCCCCTCCAGATTGCCCTGCGGAGGCTCAGGAGAGGGATTCGGGGGCCGTTGGGTATAAGACACCGTATCCGGGCTATCGCTGCTCACGATGCCCCGCATGGGCAAATTCGGGGTGATATGCCGGAAGTTGCGGCTGGCTTGGATCATCTTGACGATCTGCTCGGCGCTCGGGGCCAGCAGATAGTAGGTCGCCAGCAGCGCGATCAGGGCCGTCAGCCACCATGCAAGGCTGTATAGCTCGCGGATCGACGGCGCGGCAGCCAGACCGTGGATGCAGTAGAGCAGGAAGCCGCAGCAGATCAGGGTGAGCGTGTAGGTGAACACGCGACGCCAGCCCCAGTCCTGCTCGGGCAACGGGTCCTGAACGTCGATCCTCACCGTGGCCGGCTGTTCATCGCTCATATCCGAAACCTTCTCATGAGTTCGACCAGATCGACCGTCGCGGCGCGGAGCCTATGCTGCTCCTCGATCTGCGAGCGGGTCATCTCGCGGTGATCCTTGAGCGCTTCTACTAGATTTTCGATGCCTCGGTCAATCCCGCGCAGGAGGTCCCTGATCTCCTGATTCGTTTCCCCGAGGCGCAGGTTCGAGTCGATGAGCATCCGGACGGAAGCGGTGTCCATGAGCACAGCGCCCGCCACCTCCTTCTGGGTGTCGGCTCCGCCCTTCTTGATTTCCTTGAGCCCCTTGTAGATGCCACCGACAACAGCGGCCACGGCGAGGCTGAAAACGCCAAGGCTCGTGAGGATCGCTGAGATGTCAGGCGGCGAGGCCGGTAGTGGCGCGACGGGCACGGCGGGTCTCCTTTTGGACCTCCCGCTGCTTCTCTGCATGAACCACGTCAACAGCGGCTCGGTAAGCTGACAGGAGATCAGCGATCACGAACCACGGATAAACCACAAGGCCGGTATTTGGAACCCCCGACCGCCACAATCCGATGCAGATTTGCGTGATGATGAACATCGACGCAAAACTCGCGATGAGACGGATGAGCGGGGTCCGCGTGTAGGCCCCGTTAACGAAGAGCGCGAGCCCGCGCGTCAGCCCCACGAGGAAGCTGACGCCACCCCACGCTAGGGCCGGATAGATCGTGAAGGGTGCCGAGATCATGGCGAGTCCGGAAAGGACCGCTGCTGTCTCGGGCTGGGTGAAGAGACGCGGGTTGAGCAGGACGTAAAGGCCCCACGCGATCATGAAGCCTGCCATGAGCCATTCGAGCTTTCGGGCAGGCCAGTGCTGGCGCAGGGAACGGATGAGCATATCGAAGGTCCTCGACTCTGTTTCCACTGTGCGCCCCCGCATTTATGTAAAGCGTTCCTATAGCAGTATGGTTCCCGGATGTCTACTATCGGACCATTGACGAGAACAGACCTAGAACAGCCTGAGATTGTGATCGACGAAAGTAACACCGCCTGTTATGCCGGGCTGTCCATCCAACGCAACAAGATCGCGTTTGTCTCCGACAAGCGGCATGTATGCTTTGAAGTCTTTTGTATAGACCTCTGGAGGGCGGAAACCTTTCGCCAGTGCTCGGATCGCGTCGTCAGGAAGATAGCCGGTAACAGAGGGTCCGCCCCAAATTCCGACCTCGGCAATCTGTCCGACATATCCGGGCCAAAACCCATCGTTAGACCGACCGATACGACCGTTTATCGAGGTGCTGAAATTGCCACCGTTAAACGCTTGTGCCTTGTTAACTCCGTCGATCCAGAGGGCTTGTGGCAGCGCCGTAGAAAACCAGAAACACAGTGCAATATGGTGCCAGTTACCATCGTTGAGCGTCACAGTAGAATCACTAATGCCCAAAACCTGATTGCTGGGACTTGATTTGCCGTAGATTTGACCATGGCCTGAGCTATCCATCGTAAAACCCCATCCGGGGCCACTGGCGGTAGACTGGTGCTGAGAAACGATTTCGCAGGGAATACCGCCCGGATTTTGAGTGGTTTTCATCCAGAACGAGATCGACCCTGCGCGGGAGGCAAATTCCAGATAGTCCCCATTCGGGATGTTCATCGCCATAGTTTACTGCTCCCGGATCAGGACAGCCAGAAGTTCGGCGTCCCCGGTGGCCGTGTCGTTAGCGACATCTCGACGAACGCGAATACGGAAAAGCTCGCCGGCTGCAAGGCTATCCATGTCCGAGCCGTTCGCGATGTTCACCGACGTTTTCGACGGGATGCCGGAAGTGCCATTGACATTTGCTGCTGTTACTGTCTGCGCGGTGGCAAAGCTATCGCTGTCGATATCCTGCGTCGTGCCGATACGCTCGATTGCAACGTCCCAGCCAATGGTTCCCGATGTAGCACTCGCCGCACTCCAGATCAGATCAACCGTCAAACCATTTCCGCTGTAGGCAGTCGGAAGAACAGCACTGAAAATTGCGATTTCCTGCGTCGTGGTGTCGAATTGTAGAACCGGATGATTATTACGCAGGTTGTAGGTCGCGAAGTTCGCCAAAGGCGGTTCATTATCCGTGGGCTTGAACATGAGTTCCCAGACCCCAGTCGGCGGAGCCTGCCAATCAGCATCGCCATCTGCACCGGATTGCTTGGTCAGCACTTGACCTGTCGTGCCGCCGACCGGGAGACCCGGTCCACCGCCACCAGTTTGCAACTCGGACCAGACCATGCCGGAGGCCCCGAACTCGAAGAAGGTATCGGTCGCGTTGTTGAAGATCAGCCAGCCCGACTCCGGCTCGAAATAATGCCAGATGCCCTCGTCATAGACGATCACGTTGTTCGGATAATACTCGTGGCTCTCGTCGAGAATATAACGGTCGCCTTCACTCGGCCCGACCGGCTCTTCGGCGACAATATCGAGGACGTTGCCTTGCACAAGCACGGAGAGCTTGAGCAGGTTTTCATCCATGCCATCCTTCCAGCCGTTTTCGCCAAGGTCCCAGTCTGAATTGAGCCCGAGGCCGGGCATTTCACGCGAAGCCATCACGCTCCTCCATAATCAAGGCCGTAGGTATATCCATATCCGCCCCGGATCACAACGCGGAAACGATACTTGAAATGTGAGGCCAGCCCGTCGCGGCAGGACATGAGTTCCATCCACACCGAGTTCGGGTCGCCGTCGTCATACTGCATCGTTGCATCATAGGTCCAAGTATCTGCGTCGATTCCGCTATAGGTGTTGAGCAGCGTAACATTGTCATCGGCGAACACGCGCACCTGATAAGTGGTGCCGGGCTCAGGACCGACCGATCCTTCCCCATGGCCGACAACAGCGTCAGCCTGCACGATCCGATCTCGATGAGTCCATGTCAGAACAGGTTCTTCCTGCGGATCACGCGGCACATAAACGGTAACGCCGCCTTGCTGGACATCGCCCGGAGGATAGGGACGAAAGACTCGCTGATTGACCTCGACCGACTTCTCCTCGGCGTCAGCAAGATCGAGCAAGGCAGTCGAAGTCCGAGTCAATGCCTTGCCATCGACAACCTCGCCGTCCTGATACTCCTTGCCATCGGAAACCATTTCGTCATCAACAAGCCAAAGCGTGTCACCGGCAACATGAGCAGCCGGGATTGTATCGGCCACGCCGCGCTTGATGGTCGCGATCCCATACTCGAAGTCGAACGCGGTGATACCGATCTGCTCGCTGCCGATCTGCACGACAAGGCCGTCCGTGAACTCTGCCTCGAAGTTGGCGATGTTCTCCATCTCCACGTCGAGCGTGGTATCGAGAGGACCGATGTCAGCAGCCAGCGTCAGCCATGCCGTGAAACCGCCGTTGAAGTAGGTCTGATACTCGTCCGGCGCCACCCGCGTTGCGATGTCATAGCCTTGCGTCTGCACGTCGGCCGGCTTCTTCGCCACCATGGCAATGAAGCTGGTGCCCTCGTCGATAGCATCGCGGTCGGCTGGCTGGCTGCGGCGATAGTAATCACGGTAGTTGACCTCCAGCAGTTCACTCTCAGGCGGCGCAACAGGCACGAAGTTCGGTGGTGTCCAGATCGGAGCGGTCGGCGTAACGAAGCTCGTTTGCGGCATCCCGTAGATGTCCTGCACCACCTTGATCTGAATCTTGCCATCGGTAAGCTTGCCCAAAGCAACCTCACCAGCCCGGACGATCATGCTGTCGATGCCCCGGTTCGGGAAGTTGATCTTGAACGGCATCCCCGGCGTTATCTTCCACGCGCGCCGGTCGAGCACGAGGGTCAATCGACGAAGCGGGGTCTGCGCCTTGAGTTCACGCTGGGCAACACGCGCCACGAGATCACGAGTCGGCAATCCCTTATACTGGATCGTGTTGGAAATGATTTCCTCTTGCGACTGGATCGACGCAAGGTTCTGGACACGGATCGCGATGTCCTCTTTCCGCACCGGATCGAAGCCGGTGACGATGATCTCATTATACGCGGTGTCCTCACCGCTCGCGTCATCATCCAGCACGTCGAGCAAGCCGGTGTCAGGACCGAACACAGGCAGGTCATCCGGATCATAATCGTTCCGGATCAGCCGTAGCGTCATCAATCCTGTCTCGGGATCGAGATACTGGGCTGCACCGATATGGTCGATGATGACCGGGATAAAGTCTTTGATGCTCTCCTGCCGGAACCACGGGATGCAGAGACCAAAGCCTTCATCACAAAGCTGATTGGCAGCCCGGACATAGCTGTTATGGTCCATGAGATCGGTCGGCATCCCACGGCCCCACTCGGGGTTCGTGTTGACCTCATAGAGCATGTGGGCACCGTTCATGCCCATGATGACGTTGTTCGCCTCGTCCCGCATGACGATGGTCGCCTTGGCAGGATAGAAGCACTCATCGTTCCACCAGCCGGCAGTCGTGCGACGAACGCGGAAGCTCCATTCCTTCGGATATGGATTCATCGCGCAGACTTCGCCGTCGAACCATACGGTCAGCATCCCTCGGAAGCTAGGCACGTCACCACCAAGCGTCTCGGCGATGCCGGGAAGATACCGGAAGATGCCCGAGGTCAGAGGTCCTTGAAGCTCCTGATCCGCGTGGCCGGGATAGACATAAGCGAGACCGTCAATCCCGCCTTCCTTCTGCTCACCGCCGAACAGGTCAGGCTTGTTTATGTCTACGAGTTGACCGCCTTCGGCGATACAGATCGGGGTGTCGATAGCCGTGACATCGCCGACCCGGATTTCCGCGATCTCGTTAGCCGGACCTCGACCGAGGCCCATGTGCAGAGCCATCTTATAGATGTAGCCGATTGTCTGCTTAGGCGCACCCATCGACCGACTCCTTTCGGGCGACGGCTACTGCGCGAGCAGCCAGCGGGCAACCCGTAGCCTCGAAGTCAGACAGCACGCGACCCTCGGCCACGAATTGGCCCCATGACCAGCCGCGTTGCGAAAACCATTTCCGTGCGCCGTCCATGCAGATGCGGGCGCCCCGGATATGTCGCACGTAGAGTCGGGGCTCGCTCATGCAGCCCTCCGTGCGTATAGCGGTCGAGCGGCGTCCGGAAAAGACTGACCGAGAACAACGATCCTCCGATAAAGCGTATCTCTTTTCAGACCAAGCTCACGAGCCCAGTCTGAGATCGTCCGTTCTTCATCGCCCCATTGCACCCAGACATTATTGGTCCGGTTGTTCTGCTGCGTCTGCTGAGAAGCCCAGCGGCAGTTCTCTGGATAATAGTCATCGTTCGAGTTGATACGGTCGAGGGTGTATCCTTCGGGACACGGACCCATGTCGTCGAGAAAGGTTTGCATGTCATCCTTCCACCTATCACAGACACCGATGCCCCGACCGCCATAGTTCGGATACTTCTCGTGATCCGAATCATAACAGCGGGTCAGCATGTTACGCCATGCTCGGCCTTCGCGAGAGTGAGACAGGAATGTCATTTCTTGCCTTTGGTTATTTTCTGGGTCCGGTAGTTGCCATACCAGAGCACCATCCAGCCGTCAGTCCAGCAGTCCCCGAAGAACACGGCCTGCGGGGTATTCTCATCGACCTGCGGGAAGTCGAAGTCCTCAAGCGACTGCGGCTGCACGTTCTGAGGCTTGACGAGCATTGTCTGCACGAAAGCCGCAGCAATCGTAAAGATCAAAGCCCATGCAAATAGTGGCATCTCGACCTCCTCAGAATACCGGCGAGCCGTCGAACGGCGACTTGCCCGGAAGATGGGGGACACCGCCATAATTCTTGACGTGACCCTGAAACAGGATGCAAGCGTCTGTCGTTCGAGGGCATCCCGGATAGATCGTTACCTCAGTTCCGATCTCCAGTCCAGCCGTCGAGCCCATGATCTGGAAATCATTTCCGTCTTGAAGCTCGATAGCCCGGCGGTCGAAGCTGCCGTCGTCCCGGACCCATTCGACGAAACCGCCCGAGAACGATCCTTCATCCGGCTCGCTGTGTGCCGTGCAAGTGAAGCTGTTGGCGGTGAGGGTGGCAATGGTGCGAGGATAGGCGTGATCCTCCTTGTCGTTGCTTCCAGCACGATTGCAGCCGACTCCGTAAAGCGGATGCGTGCATTGCCGGCACCACGTCAGACGCAGGCCAGTGCGATCATATGTCCCGGCCAGTGACCTCCCGGCCAGTTGCTCGGTCGCGTCATCGACGTAGACCGAGTTAGTGATGCTACCGCTCCAGACCATCGGGGTCTCGGTCGGATCGTCGCCGAGGTGATACATGCGGACCTTGCACCAGACCTTGCCGGTCGGTTGTCCGGTGCGGAACAGCGCGGGCACCGGGGAGTTGCTGGCGATGCTGATCTGAATGTCGTTCTGATCCGAACCGCCCTGAGTTACGCCTTCGTCGGTGATCGCGAGCGCGATCCAGTTTGCCGGATCATCGTTCTCGTCGAGCCCGACCCCTTCAAGGTCCTCGTCATTGGTCGTATAACGCCAATAAGAGTTGCCATAGTGGAACTCATAGAGGAACGTCGGCTTGCCGCCTTGCGTCGAGATTTCGATGTCACTGAACGCCATGACTTATCCTCAATAGCCGAACTCAATTCGATACGGAAACAAGTTACTGGTGTCGTGTTGAAAGTTGGCTAGGATGTTGCCAAACCTATCCTCGGCAGTAACAAATGCTGTTCGATTTCCACCGCCACCGAAAGTCCCGGCTCCGAATTGGAGGTCCCAGATAACATAACGGTCTGTCGGGCTGAGCGGGAAAAAGAAATAATATTGAACGCCATTACAAGCGCCATAGGTTCCGATATACCGCCAGCCTACAACAGGTCCACCGGGTGTTGAATCAGGATTGTTGAAGTCCCTGATCCCACGAGCGAGAACTACATCGGTGCCTTCGACAACGATGTCCGTTGAAAGGGGGCTCATGCCATACTGAGCCACGTTGTAGCCTTGATATAGCTGACGACCGTTCGGCATATCACCCGGACCAACGGCTTGCTGGAGCCCATAAGAATAGATGGGGTCATAGCCGTTCATGTTAACGGTCTGGTTCCAGCTATATTGGATCATCAAGGTCCACGGATTTGCCGGCAGATAATAACACTCGCCGGGGTTTTCACCGCAAGTTGTCACCGGGTCCTCGGATGCCTCGGGGATCGGATAGTCGATAGGCGTTGGGGCCGTGCGCGCGTTCCTGAAAGTCCGGAACGTCGCCTGTGCCTCGTGCATCCCATCAAGCCCGGCATAGTGTGTGATCTCGAAGTCGTCCTGATCGAATCGAGCGGTGTCCATGAAGCTGATCTTGCGGACTTGCCCCGGTGAGAGGGCTAGACCCAGCGGTGCGTCTAGGTTCACCCGCTCGGTCGTCGCGGTCAATCCGGGGAGGACGCTGGTGATCCGGCGATAGATCGTGCCGGCATCATGGCGGATCGCGATATACTCACGGCCTCCGCTCGGCGCATTGGTGTAGACCAGACCGGCCTTTTCGACGGTGATCTGCGTCGCCGAGGACAGGGCAGAGGAGACCAGCTTGAGGTCTGCCTTGAATGTCGGGAGCCAGAAGGCCCCCAGACGCCCAGCCCGGCGGTAGATCAGATCGCGAAAAAGCCCGAGCTTCGTGCGACCGTCGAGGAACCACCGATGAGCCTGACCCACAAGGGATCGGTTCAGCAAGTCGATCTGATAAGGGACGCCGGTCTCATTGTCAAGCCTGACCGTGTCGCGGGTGTGCTCGGCGCTCAGCGTGTCAACCCAGTTGGGCTCATCGCCGAACACAGGCAAGCCAGAATAGACCGTGGCCGGGTCTGCCGCAGGGGTCCACCGATTCGGCGCCGTGAGAGCCAGCCTGACCGAGACCTCGGCGACCGCCGCTGTCGGGTGTTC